AAACAAATACAAGTTTTACGGATAACGCTTTTTTTGTAGAGGCGTATAGAAATACAACAAATGGAACATATAATTTATTAGCTTTATATAATAGACCATTAAGTGAATTTAAATTTTATGTAACAGATGGGGGTTCTGCTTATAGTAAAACTGGTACTTATGGTACAATATCAGATATTAAATTCAAAGAAAATATCGTTAATGCTACCCCTAAATTAGCAGATATACTGCAACTTAAAGTAAGAAATTTTAATTTTAAAAATAATCCAGAAGATAAACAAATAGGTTTTATAGCTCAAGAATTTGAAGAGGTATTCCCATCAATGGTTGCAACATCAATAAATAATGAAAATGGAGAAGAATTTAAAACTATAAAGACTTCAATTTTAGTGCCTATGCTTGTAAAAGCAGTTCAAGAATTAAAATTAGAATTAGATACCTTAAAAAATAAATAATATGGCATTTAACTGGGTAATTTCTCAATTAGACTCAATCCCTTCTCTTGACGGAATGGACAAAGTAATTTCTACAATACACTACAGAGTGCAGAAGCGATACGAAGAAGATGTCATTCACTTTACGGCAGATACGTATGGCGCAGTAAGTCTTGAAGCACCACACGAATCGAGCTTCACTCCTTACGATGAAGTTACAAAAGAAATGGTCGAAGGATGGCTTGAAGATTCCCTAGACTGCGAGGCAATCGAGGCGAATTTAGATGCACAAATAGAGAACTTTTTGAATCCTCCTATTGTGGCTTATCCATTGCCTTGGGGTAATTCTGAAAACATTTAGCACTTTTGCTATATATTAGAAGTTTATAACCAAACAAAAATTAACATGAAATTAGATTTCAATTTTGACCTACTTGGTCTAGATCAGCAACCTATCGAAGGTGCAAACGCTGGTAAATTACTTGCAAACGCTTTAGCTCAGGGATCAAAAGGCGATGCCTTAAAGTTCTGGGATTGGGCAGTGAATTTAAACAAGGGAGAAATCCTAGATCTTGATTCAAGCGATCAAGAAACATTAAAGAATTTTATTAAGGATTCAGAAGGTTTTACTATTTTGGCAAAAGCACAATTATTGCAGTTAATTAAAAAAGATTAAGATTAATGAATTTAGATGACATTCTTGCGCCAGTTCTTTCTGCCTTTGGAGGTTCAGCAGTAACATGGTTTTTTGGTAGATCCAAAGAGAAAACGGAAATCCAAACTGGAGAGCTGGGGAATACAGAGGTAGCAATTAAAATTTGGAGAGAGATGGCGCAAGAGATGTCTGACAAAGTAAAAGATTTGAGCGATAAAGTAGATGCGCTTACAACTGAAGTACATAATCTAAGAAGCGAAAACGCTGATCTAAAATCAAAACTTGGCCTAGATGAAAATATCCAAATTAAGCCTAAAAGGGTTCGAACTAATAAAGAGGTTTGAAGGTCTTAAATTAAAAGCATATTTATGTCCAGCTGGCATACCAACAATTGGATACGGAAATACTTACTATCCAAATGGTAAGAAAGTAACTTTACAAGATGAGCCAATTACGCAATCAATTGCTGACAAACTTTTGGAATCACTTATGCCTCCTTACGAAAAGGCAGTGGATTCATTTTGTAGGGATGATATTAACCAGAACCAATTTGATGCACTGGTGTCATTTGCTTACAACCTTGGTGTAGGCAACCTTCAAAAGTCTACTTTAATCAAAAAAGTAAATCTTAATCCTATTGATGTGACTATTGCTGATGAATTTCTTAAATGGAATAAGGCAAACGGAACAGTCTTAAAAGGATTAACCACACGAAGACAAGCGGAAGCTGATCTATACTTCTTATAATCATGCAAAAATTCATCATTCTTTTGGCTTGTGTTACGTTTATATCGTGCAAGCCTAGTAAATATATTACTGAGTATAAAGAACTCGTTAGAATCGATACAATTAAAAGCGAAAAGATTGTCGAAAAGTTCATGGCAGTTCATGATACGCTTACTATCCAGAATCCATGCGATTCATCTGGGTTATTATCCACGTTTTATTCCAGGTTAATTCTTCCAAATGGTTCAGTGACTATCAAGTCAGTCAAAGGTCAGATCAAAGCGACTATTGATATTGATTCAATGCGCCAGGAAATAGAGAATAACTATCGCAACTCCAAGGTAAAATGGATTGAATATAGAGATAAGGAAATAATTAAGGAAGTAGTGCCTACCTGGGTAATTATGTTGTTATTTGCAGAAGCAATAATGCTAATAGCTTATTTATACCTAAAATTTGGACTTCGTGTATAAAATAGATATAGAACCATTGGAAGAAAAACCCAATAAAACTAGCCAGCTTCTTCAGACTATGCTTGATGTGATGGAATCCATAGAGCAAATCGATGATGCTGGTTTTGTGCTTCGCATGAAACTATTAAATAACATTGAATTTCTGGTGGATGAATTAATGACACAATATGAGCAAGGACAACGCTAAGGCGGAGGCAATACGCAAGCACTTTTATTCTACTAATTTAACCAGGGTAGATTTTGAAAGAGAAAATTATTCAAGTTACGGATTCGAAACACAAGCAAACTTTCATCGCCATCTTACTAGGTGCGAGATCACAGTTGCTAATAGATCTAAATACTTTAAGCATACCAGACCACAAGCGAAGCTCGAATCATTTAATCTTGATGAGCTAGATAGCTTTGGGATAGAGCCAGGCATTGGAAAAGAATATACCAGTGCGCGCCTACCAGAGCATTTAAAAAAGATCGGAATACTATCTGACATTCACGTTCCCTTTCATTCATTAGAAGCTTTGACTTGTGCGATTAAGTACCTGAGAATCAATGAGATAGACTGCTTATATTTGAACGGAGATACTTTTGACCAGTATTCGATTTCCAGACATGAGCGCGATCCAGATCTCAGGGACTATCCAAGAGAAGTAGAAATGTCCAGAAATTTTCTTCAAAAGCTACGCGATATATTCCCTACAATCCCTATTTATTTCAAAGCCGGGAACCATGAGAATAGACATCAAAGATATATAAATCAACAAGCTGAGGAATTTGCGCAGTTGCAAGAATTGCAATTTGAGAAATTTTTTAGATTGGATGTATTAGATATTAAATATGTACCTGACTGGCAAGGCATGGAGATGGGCGATTTGTTAGTGCTTCATGGCCATGAGATCATGGCTGGAGGAATGAATCCTTCGCAATCTACGTTTAATAAAACATTTTGCAATACATTGATTGGTCACGTTCACAGAACGACTAGCACAATCAAAAAGAATGGCTTTAAAAAGTTCATCCATTCCTATTCAACTGGATGCTTGACACATTTATCTCCTAAATATTATCCATTTGCCCAGCACAATCATGGTTTCGCACTGGTAGAAATTACAGATGGATTGTCAAAAGTTACTAATATCATGATAAAAGATGGAAAAATAATTTAGATTTGTATAGTAATTAATTGCTTACCGTTAGATCAGCACTTAGTTCATTGTTTTTCATAGTGGTTTATAGGTTTAGATGTTTTAATTAAAAGCCATCGGATTCTGTCTGGTGGCTTTTTTGTTTATTATATTAAACAGATTTTACATTTATAACCGAATTAGTAAAAGATAATTTACATTATTTGTCAAAAAATAATTAAAAAAATAAATTAAAATCTTTTTTTATGTCAAATAAGTTCTTACATTTGTCATGTTATCAGCAATGAAGTTGAAACAAAACATCTAAACAAATGAGAGAACACTTAAAAAACCTTGACAAAAACGACATTGCTGGAGCTATTCTGCTTTCAGTATTTGGGTTCGTTATTTATTACATCATCTATTTTATCCAACACATCTAATGGAAGACTTATTCAAAAAAGTAGAGATGCTATTATCAGATACTGGCATCGATTCAAAAAAATTCTGGAGTGCTGACATTGCAGTATCACGCAATACTATAACGCTATTTGCATATTTTGAAAAACAATTAGCGGCAACATTTGCAATGCATGGGGAAGCCAAACTTGATCCAAATGGTTATATTAATATTAAATTTGAAAAATACGAAACCAATTTTAATATAGTATTATGTTAGTATTAAAAGCACAATTCAAAGATGAAGCTGGATACTATACAATGACTTGGTCATTTAATCCAGACTTATGGCAAGCAAAAGATTTGCTTTCCCATGAATGTAAAAAATCTAATTCTAAACTTGTAAACATTATTTCAAATGAAAAACTTAATCAAAGCGTTATCTGATTTTCAGAATGATTGCCCTATTATCCACAAGGATACGAAAGGGCATAATTACACTTATGCCGATCTTCCGCAAATATTTAGCGTTATTAATCCGCTACTTAAAAAGCATAAACTTTGTTTTACCCAGTTACTTCAAGACACTGGCATTAAGACTATTCTTTTCCATGTAGAATCTGGAGAGCAGATTGATTCATTCACTACTATTCCACTTGTAAAGCTAGGAGCTATGAACGAATATCAAAGCTACGGCTCTGGAGTAACTTACTTTAGAAGATATGCTTTAAGTTCTATGCTTGGCTTAGTAACTGATAAAGATACAGATGCAGCTGGTTCTTCAGCTCCAGTAGCGCAATCTCCAAAGTTCCGCTTAGATATGCTACCTAACGTACATACAGAAGATGAGTTAGGCATCCTTTATAATCCATTCAAAAGCTCACTAACTCCTAGCGATTTAGAAGCATTCAAAACTCGTAAACAACAAATCAATAAATAATATGGCTACTGACAAAATTTTCGCAAACGGTTTTATCTTCAAAAGAAACGACAACGCACCAGACTTTGTGATCGGGAATATCTCGATTAAGTCTGAGGATGCAATCCAGTTCATCCAGGATCACACTAAGAATGGATGGGTAAATTTAAAGATCAATAAATCGCAAAGTGGCAAGGCTTATATCGAGCTAGACACTTGGGAAGCTAAAGGATCTGCGCCATCTCCAGTACCAGCTCCAAAAAATATTTCATTTGATGAAGAGCCTCCATTCTAATGTATAAGCTAGATAAATGTTTTGTATTTAAGAATGCAAATGATTGGAAGGTAAGCTATTGGAAAGACTTTGAATCCAAAGCTGACTTTGATCAATGGATTCAAGAGCGACTAAACGAGGAGTTGGTATTTATAGAGGAGAAATCTAAAGAAATACCAGTCTATCCTCAAGTTCTAAAGCTAGACTTGAAGTATATATCTGGAGGATATTCTACGGTAATAGAGCGATTTAAATCTAGTGATGATTATACCAGGTATTGCGATGAGAAATTAATGCAAGGATATAAAGTTATTGGCTCAGAGCCTTATAAAAATTTTAATGATTAAGAAATGGCAGTAATAAAAAAAATGTTTGCTTATCAGCAAGTGGCAGATCGCCTAAATAAGAAAGGAATTTTACCTTTCAGCGCAAGACAATGGTCAAGCGGATTAGTTCAACAAGCAGTATATGGAAAGGTAAACTACCCAGAAGTAACGCAAGAGCTTAGATTACTAATGAATGAGTATTACGAAGAAGGGAAATCATAATTTAATCTATAAAAAAATGACACCAGAAGATAAAGCAATGCAACTGCATAGCAGATTTAAGGAAATCACAAATGATTTCGATTTAGCAAAAAGATCAG